TTGCCGCTGCCATCTCAGAGGAGAGTTTTTCAGCCTCTCTAATCTTTGGATGGTTTTCAATCGCCTTCTCTACCGCACGTTTAGGATCAGCGAAGAAATCAACTTCTTCGTCAGGTTCCGCTTGCAGTTGCTGTTTTGTTGTAGTTTGGGTCTTGATGAAGTCATCCACAACACGCCGTAACTCACCAACTTCGCTACCTTGTCTGCCAATTAACTTCTCGGCTTCCATGTGCATCTGAGCAATTTCTTTGGCGCTTTTGCCCCGATACTTTTCGGGAACGTCCTCTTCAGCTTGCTCTTGAACAACCGGCTCTTCTGCTTGCGCTTCTGGTTCGGATGTGCTAATATCAGTTAATACTTCGTTAGGATCTACTTCTTCAACGCCTTCTTCAATAAAACGAGCCATCTATTGTCTCCCGTGCCTCAACAGCATTAAGAAAGAACACTTATTACGTTTGAGGGGGTTCTCTTATCCCTCGGAAATACCTACTTTACGTTCGTACTTCATATGCGACTCTCGCCGCCTCTCCCAGGCTCTGCTTGCAGAAGGAAAATCTCCTGTGATTCCTTCTAAAGAGATTCTAGGAGCAGAGATCAGCCTTGTAGCGTCATTTGTACAGTGTGGGCACTGTATGACTGTTACTGACTCATCTACATACTTTTCGCTTGTGTGCTCTTTGGCACAGCGGAATTCAAATATTCTTTTCGCCATTTTGCAGTTCCTCGTAAGTTTGTTGTGACAAGTCTTTTAGACCAATGATGTAGTCTAAAATGTCTACCTGTCCTTTTCTAAACTCTAGGGTCACTGCATCGCAGTTGCGGATGTTCTCGTACTGGGTACGCATCTCTAATAGGTCTTCTAGGAGTTGCGACCACGCTGTGGAGGTCATCATAGAAAGCCTGTCTTCGTAGTACTGCTGTAATTCTGGTAACATTGTCGTAATTCTACCACACTTTTATTAATTTGTCAAGCACTTTTTACCGTTTTTGTCAAGTTTTTTATTTTTGTCTTGCGGCAACGACCTGAAGATTAGCAATTTCCTTCTTAGTGTCGATGTCTTTCTCTTTTAGGGCCAGATTAGCGACCTTGATACGTCTTTCAAACTCACCAGTGGGGTCATTAGAGTCTGAAAGGTACTTAGAGGCGCTTGCAGCCAGCGAAGCCTGCAATTCTGCTGGTTTCAACTGGGTATCTACGGCCTCTGACTGTGCTTTTGTCTGGTTTAGGAGCACTTCAGACTCAAGTTTGGCGTTTTGCAACTGAGCATTCTGCATTTGTAGCTGTTGAGCCATCTGTTGGACCTGCTGTGCCTCTGGATTAGGCTGCATCATCTGGTCCATCTGTGCAATAAGCTGCTCACGGTTGTTCAAACCGCTGTTTTCGATAATGGCTTTGAGCACAATCGGCACTACAGGGCTGTCTGGACCCAAGGTTTTGAGTAGATTCATAAACTGCATCTGCTCATACTCACGGGCAATGATGCCTAGATTGCTAGAAGCAACAAAAGTGAAGTCCTGTGCTGGGTAGTTCTCTGGATCAAACTGCATAAACCGATAAGCAGCCTTCTTTACAAAGGGAATAAGCAGTTGCTCTTGGAAGTTAACCAAGGTACGCTTATTCTTCTTGATGATTGCTGAGAGGCCTGCACTGAGGCCAGCACTGTCTGCGGTGGTAGCAGCAGGTAAAGAAGAACTATCTACCGTTCCAGTAGCCATTAGCATCATCCGCATAAACTCACCAGCGGTCTGTAAGTTACCAGGATCGGTGTTTCCGAACTTAAAGGGCTGTAGGATCTCAGCAGGGTTGCCGTTGGTCAGGATGGTCTTTCCTGGCCTTACTTCAAACTTGGCACCACGGGGTAGTCTGGTAGCATCGATGCCCATCATCGGCACTGTTGTTAGTGCTAGGCTATCTAAGTGGGCACGGATCTGAGCATCAATAGCCTTTTGCATATTGTAGCCCTTCTCGGCGATACCACGGCCCCAGAAGCGGTTAGGCATAGAGTCATTCTGGAAAGCCACAATTGGGCGGTCTTCCATCATGTAAGGCGTTAACTCAGCCTTGAGCAGGTGCTGGTCATTGGCGATAACTACAATGCCCTCTACCAACTCGGTGTAGTCTGCTGCTTCGTTGCCAAACTCTTCTAACTTCTTGGCAAACAACTCAACAATCTCTTCATCGTCAGAAGACTCAATCAAGTACTTCGGCACCAGTCCATAGTAGCGAAGCAGCTTTACCTTGTCTTGCTGATATTCAATGTCTTCCTGTACAGGCTCAAGGTCAGTATCTACAGCGGTCTGACCAAGGTTCTCAATCTTATTGTAAACACCAGACTCCATACCAGCAACGACAGAGTGTAGTGACACATACTCTTCTACCGCACAGCCTAGAGCCTCTTCGATGCTGATAGCGGTGGGGTCAATTAAGAAGTTCTTGGGATTGATGGCTTTGAGGCCAACAACGAACTTAGGCACTTCCTCAACGCCGATGGCAGAGACACCCATCTCCACGATTGGGCGCATCGCTGGCCTTAACTCAGTCTTCTCTGCGATGGTAATCTCACCGATGCCGGTGCCATAGACAGCCCCTAAGAGGACAATGTCTGAGACTGACTTGCGGACCTTTTGGTTTTTAAAGTCCTCATACATCTGGTTCTTGATCTGCTCTACATCGATCCTCTGTGTATCTTTGAGGTCATCAACGATGTCAAAGAACTTCTCACCACGACCAAAGATAGCCTCTTCGATCTCAGCGGTGTGGGACTCGATAGCCTGCTGAAGGGCAGGGGTTACAATCATTGAACGCTCAGAGTCACGGGTACGATCCTCTCCAGACCATAGACCACGCCAGAGACGCTCATAAGACTTCCAAGACTCTAGATAGTTCTCATCCCGGTGGTTGCGCCACATCAGGCAACGAGAGGCTACCCAGTCAACAATCTTTGCGTCTTTACCGTTATACTCGTTTTCTTGCTCTTCCATGCTTTCTCCTAGTAGCCAGCAACGGCATCCATTGGTATGTAATCGTCTTCCTCATAGTCTGAGGTGTACTCAGCAATTGCTATCTGGTCTATGTAACTCAAGGCATCGATTAAGTCATCATGCACCTGGGTATTAGGGAAGTTCATCAGTTCATCGATGATCTCGCTATTCCAGGGGCCTTTATTAAAACTAATCTTCCCGTGCTCTAGTCTGCCCTGTAAAGACCAAGTGATTCTGTCTGTCTTTTTCTTGTTTCCGTGTGTGAGGTCTTCAATCCTGAAGTAACTGTTATACTTACGCATAAGATCAGACAGATAAGGTAGAACGGCATTTTTTAGTGCGCCTCTTTCGATGCCCACACAAACAGGCTCATAGTCTCTGACCACATCAAATATCTTCTGTGCGGTCTGCTTAATGTCCCACCGTCCATACTCTATATCTGCAACCCACCAGCCCTCAGCAGTAATCTTGACTATCGCTATCGCTGACTGGTCTAATCTCTTCTTCTTTGCTGTGGTAGCGGCAGCGACATTCTCAAAGCCAGCTAGGTCAACTGCTACAAAGTAGCGACCATCCTTGGGCTCTTCCTCGTCTATCTTGATCCATTCTTCTTTAAAGATTCCACCACTCGCAGCTTCAAACGAAGCCATAAACTCAGTCCTGAAAGCAAAAGAGGACATAGACTTCTTTGCAGCTTCAATCTCTTTTGGGTCAAGTAATGGGTTATCGAAGCTAGTAAAGTGCCAACTCTTGTACTCTTTGTCGTCATTCTTGTCGCCATAAGTGTACAACTCATAGAAATGGTTACGCCCCATCGGGGTACCAATAAACAGAGCTTTACCTTTTAAATCTGCCAATGCAGGTCTGAGGATCTGCTCAAACACTGATGGCTTCATGTCTGCGTACTCATCGAGCACTACAAACTTTAGTGAGACTCCTCGCATCGTCTCTGGCCTGTCAGCGCCCTTTAGACTGATGACAGCGCCATTGACTAACTTGATCTGCATATTGTTCACATGGCTGGACTCAATAACGGGGTTACCTAGTTCCAACAACGTGAGCCACATAATGTCTCTGGCTTGCCCCTGCGTTGGGGCTACATACCATACGTTACCTCTGTCAGCCTGCAATGCCTCAACTATGAGCATCCATGCCGCTAACCTAGACTTACCAGTTCTGCGGCCAGCAGCGACCACCTTGAACCGGCTCTGGTCATTCCATACCTGTTGCTGCCAAGGTAATAACTTAATGTCCAGATTCATAATCTACGTCTTCTGCATCTATGGTCTGCTCTGCCTCTACCTTGGCATCGGTGACACCAGAGATGTTAATTGTGATACCAGCTTTGCTGGCAGCACCATGCTTTTCAAAATAAGACAAAGGCAACAATCTATCAGCACACATCTTCAACATCGCAGCCTGATCCTTGTCAGTAGGATCTAATGCCTTATTAATAATCGTCTGGATGATTGTGTCACCCTTGGTGGTAAGCAGCCTCGCATGGAATTCCCTTATGCGTGCAGCTTCGCCAGGAGGGCGACCCAACACTGACCTCTTTTTCTTTGCTTCGATGGCAGACTTCTTCGGACGACCTGCGCCTCTTGGGTTCTTCTTTGGTAACACAGAGACCCCCTGTGTTGGTAAAGATGACGCATCCGTGGAAGAAGACACAAGAACAATATCTTGGTCTTTTGTTTCCAAGTTTCCTCCAATATAGGTCAGCACAGAAAACACAAAACCTAAGGTAAGTTGTTAATGTATGTTTTTTTTAAGGCACTACCTAGTAGCTTGTTGTTTCTGTGCTATCAATATAGAGACTATAGCACATTTTTGCTAATTTGTCAAGTCCTTTATTGACTTTTGTGTTATAGCGTCATCGCTGCCTGCTCAGGCCTTCGCAATGCACAGATTCCAGCACTGATTTCATAGACCTGTATTGCCTATGCAGGAAAACAGATAAGACATTGATTCTTATGCTCTTTTTCTTATAAGGCAATATTGTCTATTTTGCTCTTTTTTGAGGCTATGGTGGTTCAACAATATTATCTGCATTGCCACTACCCCACCCCCCCTGTCATGTTAGTCAGTGCTTACTATGCAGCTATGTTGCTATGCAGCATGGCACAGTGTTTGCCTATGCAAGAATCATGCCAGGTCTATGTTGCAGTGCAGTATATGGGGCTATGTTGC